TCATCCCCACCTAGATCATCCCCACCTAGATCATCCCCACCTAGATCACCACCACCTAGATCATCTCCACCGAAGTCTCCTCCACCGAAGTCTCCTCCTCCTCCGAAAGAACCTCCACCACCAAAGTCATCACCACCAGTGTCTCCACCTTCAGCAGTTTCACCTTCAGCACCTTCTGTTCCACCAAACTCACCATATAAACTATCCACTCTATCAAAGATTCCAGTTTTCTTAATGATATTTGCTGTTTGTTCCATTTCAGCTGCGGCAGCTTTCTCAAGTCTTTGTTGTTCTAAATCTAATCTAATATCTTCTTCAGACATACCTAAGATTTCTCTTTTTGCCCTTGTCATAGACATTGCACCAAAACCATTACCAGAATCTGCAACACTATCTCTATAGACTTGTAACTTCTGAGATAATTGTTCCGTTCTTAACATATCTGCTTGTGTAGATGGGTTGTTAAGTGTAATTGTGAAGTTATCTAATTCATCTTCTAAACCTAAAACATATAAATGAATGATAGCAATCTTATTCAATTCTTGAATCATTGCTTGTTGTATTCTATTAATAGTTCTAGTAAATCTAATATCTTGTAACGCTAAGTTTTTACCATCACCATTAGCTTCTTCAAAACCTAAGAATGGTTTAGGGACTCTAAGTGCTGTGAATAATTTCTTTTGTAAAAACTCAATATCTGCAATCTCTGATAAGTTAGTTGCACCTGGTAAAGTCTCTATCGGACTAGGTGCACCTTGATCTCTTACAGGAATGAAATAATCTTGATCCTGTGCCATTTGATTATACTTAGTATCAATTTGTCCTGTTTGTTGATCAATGACTGGACTTTTCTTAAAGTTGTTAGCCATTTTCTGTACATATGCCGGTACATCTTGTTCATCTATATCACCAACAAAGATTTTAAATATTCTTCTCTCTGGAGCTCTTGTAACCCTATAGATTAACATTGCATCTTCAGATAATAATAGTTGTTTCCATATTCTTCTAGCTTTTTCTAAAACTGAAGTACCATATGGTAATCTCCTGTCATCACCTAACAATCTAAAGTGAGCAATTTGCCAAGCATTAAACTCTATATCTTTATTTTTCCAATAGAAAGTAACTCTACTTTCATCATTATCTGCGTCTCTATTGTTACCATTAATATTACCATAAGTAGAAGTCTTACTTAGAAAGTTACCTTCTCTTCTTTCAATTTCAATATTAGGTAGTTGTTTAACATCTTTAACACCATTTTCAGGGTCAACATCTAAGAATACCATATTATCACCATACTTACATGTGTTTCTTGTCCACATAGGTAATGTTGTATGGATATCTAATTTATTAAAGAATAAATCTTGTAATATCCTTCTTACTCTCTTACTTTCAGAAAAAATATTTAATATTCTACCATCACCATTTTGTGTGGTAGATTCTTCCATAAAAATATCTAAAGCTGCAGCAATCTCTGGAAAAAATTCCATACCTTCGAAATCAGAATATGAAGCCAATCTTGTTGTTTCATAAAATACTGATTGTTGGTAGATTTCATTATCTACTCTGTGCCACATATTGGCAAGGTATTTTGCTTGTTGAGCTTCTAACTTTTTATACTCGTATTCTTCCTTAGATTTTGTTTTTAGGACTTCATTATCCCCTAAAGAATATCTAGACTTTGATTCTTCCTTTTTTTTCTCAGGGCCGAATAAACTCTCTAACTGTTGAAATATTGTAAATTTTTGTGCCATCTTCTTATAAACTATAGTTTTTTACTATTATAATAAATATCTAAAAAAAACTAAATGGTGTTATTTAACATATCCGCATTCAACATATGCTAAATGTTCTTTTGCAGATAAACTTTCATAAACATATAATACTACATTATCGATTCCTTGTGAAAATGGTACTGCATTACAAAAGTTTTTATATTCTTTTCCTTTTTTTCTTTTTGACCTTCTTACGTCAATATCTTTTGGTAATTCATCTATAGGGCTCCATTTATATTTGAACCCACCATATGTTGGTTTATTCCCTAAAAATTGTTTTTTTGCCATAATTTTTTTTTATTTTCTAATTCCGAATAACCAGTTATAGTCTCCGTTACCATTGTTGTTATTACCATTTTGACTTATTTGTGGTTGATTATAAGTTGGTGTGCTAGTAGTTGTTGGCGAATTGTTATTATTTTTATTAACTTCATTACCACCATTAGTGATATTTAACCAACTATCCAACATAGCTTTTGTATGTTTCTTTGACTCTTCTAATTTCTTAAAAGATGTTTGTACCACAAATATCGCCATTGCATAAGCCATAATAATATCATCATGATATCCTGGCATGTGATCGGGTCTGTTATTCTTATATACAAATGTCCTTAATTCTTCAATCATTCTTTGTGATCGAATAATTGTTTTATTTTCCCTAATGTGTTCCTCTAACTCAGATACCATTTGTAATCTGGTGTTACCAACATTAAAACCAGGAACTTTATCACCTTCTTTATATTTTGCCCTTGCGTATTTTTGACTTAATTTCCTACTCTTAGGGTCATCATAGTGTAGATACTTATAATCCATATCCATAAGTTTAAGGACTGTTGCTACACCCATACCACCAGTGATATCTACAATGGTATATGCACTATACATATTACCATACTTATATACTACTTCCGCTAACATATCTGGTGGAATCTTTGCTTGAAACTCCGCAACTTGTTCTAAGTTTTCAAAATCTAAGATTACAATAGTGGAACTATCTTTACCATCCCCTCTACTGACATCACAACCTAATATGTATTTATGTCCTTCTTCTGGTTTCTTCCATATCCACATAGACCTCTCCAATTCAGACATAACTTCAGGTTGTAATACATTATTGTTTTCATGATATGATACATATTCATCATCAACAACATTACCACCAGAACCGATAAACGATACATCCAATTCTTGCGCAATCTTCTTAGGGTCACCCATATCTGCAGCCATTTCTTCATACCAAAGAGAAGTAGGTTTCCAACCATCATTTATCATTACTTCGTAATCTTCAATAGACGATTCTGTTGTTTCATATGTTTTACCTGAATATTCCCATCTAAGTTTTGTCCTACCAACAGTATCACAAATTATTTCTTCATCTTCACCTTTTAACCACCTAAGTCCTCTATTATATCTAATATCTTGATGCCACTTCATCTCAACAATATTGAAATTATTATCTTTTGATTTTGCACCATTATAAGTTTTATAATATAAAGGGTCCATTCCGTTGGGTGTGGATATAAGAGATATTTGACCTCCTGTACCTAATGAAGCAAGTGCTGCTCCGAATACGTCCGCACCATTGTCTATAAAGGCTGCCTCATCCATAACTAAGAATGTAGGTGTGAACCCCCTTAAAGCATCTTTTGATGTTGCCAGTGCTCTAATCTCACATTTTGTAGATTTTAGTTTTAGGTGTCCTTTGGAATCTGTTTCCAAATAACTCTCTTCTAAATCATCAATACCCCATACCCAATATGGAATTTGATCTAAGAAGTCTTTTACCTTTTTTAAGAACTCTTGTGCCAATGTTTGTTTATTGGCAAGTATCAATACTTTATGTGGATTGTCTGGATCACCAAATGCACATTTGGCAGCTATATAGGCAGCAGTGGTTGTTGATACACCCGCCTGTCTGGGTTTTGTAATTATATTTCTGTTGTGTTTTTCGTATGACTTAATGATTTGTTTTTGTTTATAAAACAACTTAAAAGGCACCATACCTTTTTGCGTTAAATCAAATGTCTTAAAGAAAGATTCTATTGCAAAAATGGGGTTACCTAAACACTTAGCAAAAACCTGTAACTGCTCATTTTTATTCATACTTATTTTATTAATAAATACTTAGAATAAAGTAAATTAAAAATAATCACCTATAATGTCATTGATAATTCTTTCTACATTACTACTATCAGGATGAAAATAATCTAAATTAGATCTAAAAGTTAACATATCACTACCGGAAATGTGATTCTTAAACGTATCTTCTAACATACTAATAAATGAAAAATATTCATCTAGAGGATTATCTCCAGACTCTTCTATATGTTCATTGATTAACTCATTATATTTATCAGTTATATCAAAAGTTAAAGTGTTAGATTTTTCTCCAGTCCATTCTCCTTCTGAACCTAAATAACCTACTATTTCATTTTTAGCTTCTTCCCATAATTCACCTTCAGCAGCACTATTATAAGCATTATTATAGGCGTTTGTTAAGTCACTTACAATATCTGAATCGAGTAATTCACTTTCTGATAGTAAAATACCTAAATTATAACTATCAGTAATCGTTTTTAATCTATCATCTATTACTAAATCACCATTTTCATTTAATAAATCCTCAAATTCTTCTCTATGTTCTAAACCAGAAATTGATTCTCCCTCATGTTTCTCAATAATTGCTTCAATAACATACTTAACATTTTCATTTGATATTGCATCTACAACCTCTGTTATTGGGTAATCATAATAGTCATACAACTCAAACCAATCTTCACTTAAAACCTGTTCTGCGACCCCTTCATTTCTAAATAGAGGTGCAAAATCTACCCATTGATCAACTGAAAATAATATTCTTCCATCTTCAGTTTTTTTAATATCTCTAAAACTATCTCTATCTAATACATACTCATCGTAATAACCACTGGCTTTTAATAATCCCATAACGTCATTAGACCTATATGTAAAATCACTTAAAGACATAATTTCATGTGGATCTACATCATCTTGTATTAAATAATATAACAATGTAAATGCCCCTAAAGTATAAGGTATCCCATAGTTTTCTACCATCTCATCAATTATCTCACTATAATGATGTGTGCTATAGTAAGAATCACTTTCTTCATTTTCCTTATCTTTTATAAAATCTAATAAATGAGGAAATATTCTATGAGACTTAATTTTCTCATATGAAGATATTTTTTCATTTTCTTCCTTAATTAATTTTAATTGTCTTTCAGATAATATAACTCTCATACTCTATAAATATAAAAACCCCGATAAAAGTATCGAGGTTTTATTAAAATTCTATTTTATTTATTCGTTTTTTTTACGCAAATAAGTCAGATATGTCGATATCATCGATATCATCATCTTCATCATCACCAAACCCATAATCTGACATTGCTTGTTTAGATTCTCTGTCTTTGATGTCTTTTTGGATGTCATTTGCTAAATCAGTTAACATTTGTTTTCCTTTATTACTTCCAGAAAGTAATTCTTTCATAAACTCATGAAATTCACCTGCTGGCATCTGAGCAATTTCATAATATAAGAAATGTTTAATTTCGTATGCATCACCATCAATAGCGTCAATAAACTTTTCCCAAATACCAGGTCCTAATCTCATATCCCAAACTTCAGACTCTAAGAAATCCGCTTTATCAATTACATATTGAGCTTCTCTTTCATCTTCTGGTAACCCATGTGCTGCTAATAATTCCATTGAACCTTTAATCAATTCATTTAATAATACTGGGAAAATCCATGCTTCAGCAACAATCTTTGGTTTATCACCACTAAGGTCTAGATATTCTCTACCACCTTTCATTCCACCACTATCATCACCATCTCCACCGCCACCGGCCATAGATGGTATCATCCAGTAAGTTAAATCAGTCATAGACATTAATTTTCCATAAATACCGATTAATCTAGGATCGATGTTAGACAACTCATCTTCTACCATATGAAACATATAGTGTCCTTTTTTAGCTGCACCTTGCATAATTGCATTTAACATTCTTCTTTTTTGTACCTCAGAGTTTAGTCTATCGTAGTCTTCTTCACTTTCAAGTTCAGGCATCTCAGGATTTTCTTTAGGTTTTTGTTGCATACCCTCACCAGATATTTGACCTTGAACTAATTTAGCCTCCATATCAACTTGATCTTCTGGAATGTCAAATTCTTCTCTTACTAAATCAATTGCTAATTGCTCTAATGCTTCCGTATGATCCTTTTCAATCATCATAGCTTGTCTTAGTAATTGCATAACTTCCATAGCCATTCTAGGATTTACAACTTCAACACCCCAATATCTTTTAACCTTAGCAACTAAATCTTTAAATCTTTTAGAAGCTAATTTTTCTGAATAGTGTTGTTCAGTACCTGTTCTAGGTAATGATTTATTACCACCTAAATGGTGAGAATCATCCCTCAACTCCTTTTCAATATGTGGGTGCATCCTTTCTGGGTGTTGAGGATCATACTCAATACCTTCTACTAATCTTTTAGCTTCACTATCTACATAGTGAGTTTCTTTTAAGATTTGGTGTGTAATTTTTTTAATGTTAATTTTACTCATAATTCTTTTATTTATAATACTTTCATATATACACTTAAAGTTTCTTTAGCAGCATTTACAAAATATCTTTGTATAGATTTATCTGAATAATTTCCACTATTTTCTGATTTTCTAAGTGCTATTCTAATAAGTATATCTCTTATTTTATCTTTATTATCTAATAAATATTCAATGATTTGTATTTTTCTTTCTAAACTTTCTAATTCAGACTCAGAAACCCATTTATATTCACCATCTTCACCTATTTCATTTTCTAAATCTTCTTTTCTTTGATTTAAAGATTCTAAATCCATACTCTGTCCATATAACCATCTCTCTAAATCTGATTTAGTCCAGTTAAGTAATGGTGCGGCACCAAACATATTAATAAGCCCACTATTTCTAATTGCAATTAAATATTTAGTTAAAACTTTTAATTCTGCACCTGTAAATCCTTCAGGAATTTCTAAATTTTCATATTGTTCATTAACCATAGACTTTTTACTTACTTTTTTAACAACTTTTTTAGGGTTTTTAATGTATTCCATTAAACTCTTTTTAGTCATTCTAGGTTTTTCTTTTTCTTTGATTAAAGATACTATTTTACTTTCACTTAATGAAGTATCACCATACTTTTCTTTCATATCTTTTAATAAAGTATCATATAAAATTTTACCATCTTCTGGTGATAAACCTCTTCTTCTAACGGAATTCATTACTGCACTATGAATAATATCTTCTTGTGATTTGTCTTGTACATAAGATCTAGTATTTAACCCACTTGTTTGTGCATCTACTTCATAATCTTTACTATAGTAACCTAATTCTGTTTCGTCATCATTGCCATCATCAACTAACTCACCTTTTAAATCTTGTTCCCCATGTCTAATTTCATGTCTAACATACTCAATTAAATAATAATATAAGTGATTATAACTTCTAGGTTCTTTATCTGGATTTAACTCTATTAATATTTCTATCACATCCTCATCCGGAACGTAATATGTATCAACATTAAATTCCTCTTTAACGTTTTCGTTTCTAGATATTGTAAGTTCTACTGATAATGATAAGTCTAGTTCATCATATGTTTCACCTTCTAATGGTAAATAATATTCTTTTTTACCTTTTACACCTTGTGTTCTGTTAATAATGTTTATAATATCATTAACAATGTTAAATGTCATATCTTGATACTCAATACTTTCTTTAACTACCTTTTCTGGTAATTTATCAAAATTAGTGTCATCAGAGAACTCTTTAGCCATTTTACACCATTTCTTTTGTTCTTTGGTTTTACCCTCTCCACATTTGGTATAGAAATACTTTTGTTGCTTTTTTGAAGCAAACTTTTCATTTAACTGATCATCATCTAACATTAAAGCTCTCTTACCCATAACTAATACTATTTCATCATAGGGACATCATCCCAACTATCTATATCTTTTTCTTCTTCGAAAATATCTTCATCTAATAAATCATCAGATTCACTAGTAACTACCATACCACCATCTTCAGTTGGTGTAACCGTACCATCTTTTACATCAATACCAACACCCTTTTGTTTAGCCTGATCAACATCTGACTTAGTATATGTTGTCTTTGTAATATTCTCTTCAGTTGCTTCATCTAAAGGAAATTCTGGTTTGATATAGTCAAACATTTTATCACCATAAATATCATACAATTTCTGTATAATTGCTTTAGGGTTTTTTCTCATATATCTTAATACCACCGGTGGCACATCTTCACCATAAGAACCAAAAACATCTTTAAGTTGTCTTTCTCTAGGGTTTGATTTAAAATCCCTTCTAGGTGTCACATCCTTCATTTCAAATTGTTCATTTATTGTTTTGTTAACAATTCTATTTAGTTGACTTTCTGTAATTTTAACTATTTTTCTCATACATTTAACATTTGATTATCGTAATTAAGGACTAAATCCTTTTCATATAACTTATCCTCAACTGATTGTTTTTCTTCACCGAAAGAAAAGTGTAATCTACTATCTGGATATTCGTCATAACCTTCCATATTTTCCCAAGCCATTGCAATAACACCATCTACAGCATCCCACATAGCAAATGAATCAGATTCTTGAACTAAATCTAACCTTAATTCACAAACTAATGAACCTGTCTCTTTAATAAAATCTTCTGGTGCCATTGGGTTACCTGATGATGGATAACTATCCCATCCCTCACCATCAATATCCTCTAGGTTTGCATCAGAAAAGAGGAACTCATAAATGTAGTTCCCCTTCCAATTTTTCCCAATCTTATTTATAAAGACTAATCTCATTTTTATTTATAAAATCCTTTTCTTCTAAACGATCTTTTTGGTTTTGACATATTATCACCTTCTCTTACCGCCTTTGGATTAGGTCTTGTTTTTGGTTTTGTCCAAGGTCCTCTCTTTGGTGGTGTTTTTGGTTTAATAATTGGATCTTTAGTTCCTGGTTTTGAAGGTGCGATTCCTGGTTCAGAAAAGAAATCAATATCTAAATCTAAATCATCTAATCCTTCACCATCACCATATACATTATCAATTTTAGATGATATACCATCACCATCAATATCAAAATCTGCAGATACTGAATCTAAAACATCAATACCATATCCATCATCTTCCATCATATCTTCTTCATACATTCCTAATTCTAAAACTCCATCACCATCATCATCCATATCAATATCTGAAGGGATATCGTCACCATCTCTATCGAATGGTCCGTATTCACCATCAGCATTTAACATCATAAAATCATCTGATACATCACCACCATCAAATTCATTTGATAAGTGATAACCTAATTCATCACAATGGTTACATCCTGATCCCATACACTCTGGACAATCTACATACATAGATGACATTTCCATATCAAAATCT